AATAAAAATGTACACTATAATCCATATATGCAAACAACGTAGTAGGTAGACCTGCTGGGTAGTAAGGATTATGAGCCCCACAGGTCATATATAATCCACAATTCTCAGGAGAATTAGTATTATCATCAAATATTATTTTCTTATTATAGTATTTGGTTATATCTAAACTGAACTGTTTAGATCTTGGAACAGAGGAAAACAAAGGTGTATTTGTTTGTGAAGTTCCATTCATTTTAAACCTTTTAAAATATCTATTCTGGAATCTTTCATTATTAACTGGAAGTAACGCATTTAAGGTTCTTCCATCAAAAGCAACAGATAAATTACCATTATCTTTAAACTTGTCCATATCTGTAAGACCAACTACGATTGAACGTCTTAAATTGAAGATATGGAAGTCATACACTGTCTCTTCATCACCATAAGTATTCTCCAAATTAGGATATATATTGACACGGAGAAGTACTTTAGTCAGTGTGACGACATTGCCAATACGGTCAGCCTCGCCTGTACCTTTGGCTATTACTGGAACGATAGATTGAACGGTAGAACCGTCAATTAAATTATAAATCTCACGATCATTGATGGCAAATTTAGTATATTTGGTTTCCATCATACGTCTAACAACACGCTTAATTCTATTTGTTGAGGCTAAACGCCCTCTGCGTCGTGGGCGACGTGGGTAGGTGTTGCCTGTACGACGTTTGTAGTTGCGTGTACGTGTAGGACGACGACGACGGTAGCTTGTACGTGCCATTTACGAATTAGAATTATGCATTCCAACTCTTGGCACTTGGCACCGGCACTAAAGTGGACTAGGTAATACTGGCTAGTCCACTAGTGTAGTCGGGGCGGTGGATAACCCTAACGCCGGGTACTAGGTGTTAAACGCTCTGCGCGCCCTCGAGCTGTCTTTCTTCTTCATAGAGTATATTCTTTCTTTTTTATTAATGCTTCGTCCTAACCCTAACCCAAATGGGGGAGGTATTAACCCTAACGCCGGGTACTAGGGTTCTGGCAGGGCGGTTAGGATAACCCTAACGCCGGGGCGGAGGACTGAAAAACCCTTTAAGATACGTGTCTCTTAAAGATATCAGGACATTGCAAGGAAAACATATGGTAAAAACATATGCTAAAATAAATCATTATTTTCACTTTTCAATGTCAAAAACAAACAGATTTTGTTTTACTTTAAATAACTATGAAGAATTACATTATGCATTGTTCTCAAATGGAGCCATCGATGGAATTAAATACTTCATCGTGGGTAAGGAGGTTGGTGAACAGGGTACTCCACATCTTCAGGGTTATGTGGAATTCCCTAACAACGATAAACTTAGAATCAGTGCTGCTAAGTCTCGTTTGGAACGCATTGGTCTTCCTAATACAATTCATATTGAACCTGCTAAGGGAACGGCTCAACAGAATATAACTTATTGTTCAAAAGATGGTACTTTTGTTGAAGGTGGTGAAAGACCAAAAGGACAAGGTAAGCGTACAGATCTAGATGATGTTTGTGATAAGATCAATTCTGGATCATCTTTAAATGAAATTGCTAACGAATTCCCTGTTTCTTTTATTAAGTACTCAACAGGCATCCAGAAGTTGATGAACTTGAAGAACTCTCGAAGATTCTTCAAGACGGAAGTCATATGGTTATACGGGTCAACGGGAACTGGAAAGAGCAGATTTGCATGGACTGCTGCCCCGGAGGCGTATATGAAATGCAGCAGTCACAAATGGTGGGATGGATATACTGGGCAAGATGTTGTAATTGTGGACGATTATCGTCCTTCTGCTCACCTTCCATTTCACTTCATGCTGAATCTTATGGATCGTTATCCACTCTCCGTAGAAGTGAAAGGAGCTACAGTAGAGTTCATCAGCAAGAAGATTTACATCACGAGTCCATACTCTCCACAAGAGGTTTGCGAGAATCTAGAGTGGGTGAAGGAGGAGATGAAGGATCAGTTCCTGCGCCGTATCGACGAAGTCAGACACTTTTCCGCAGAGAACCCTTGGAATCCCCCACAGATATAGATAGTATATGTGATATGGATTTAGAAGAATTAATGCAAGATTTTATTTAATTAATTAATTTTTCTTATTATTTACTTAAGCGTCTTTATAATAAAAATGTACACTATAATCCATATATGCAAACAACGTAGTAGGTAGACCTGCTGGGTAGTAAGGATTATGAGCCCCACAGGTCATATATAATCCACAATTCTCAGGAGAATTAGTATTATCATCAAATATTATTTTCT